AATTATAATATTATAAAATTTAAATAATAATGGTTATGATAATTCAAGTGTATTAAATTTTTTTATCATGCGTATTTCTCTTTATCCTCAATTATATGTGGATAACTAATGATATCTCCTTTCAAATTGTTGTATTCAATTATAGATTCATATCCCATATGAATTAACGCCAATAATGATGGTAAAATAAATGGAACCATAATATAAACTACTATCATCGATACTAACTTCAAATTTTTATATTTTTCTTCTTGGAAAAATGGAGTAAACATAAAATATGCCACTAATAAGCAAGCGTAAAAAATCAAAAAATAATAATTCACACTCTTATAAAAATCGTAATTAGAATTCTCATATGTATCCTTTCTCGAGTCAATATATAAATTCTGTTTATATGTATCTATTTTATTTGAAAATTTGTTTAATTCTTTAAGTTTTCCATCTATTAATGACCCTAAAGACAACTGGTAATTATACATAGATTTGTATAGAGTTAAATATGTGCTATAGTACTTTTTTAATTTATTTAAATCTGCTTTCTCAAGTTCTATTACTACTGCTGTCGTCGCTTCAGCATTTTCAGCACATTGTTGTGCAAAATCAGGAGTTGATTTGAAAGTTCCATGTCTTGCCCCCATACCTTCTTCAATGGCTGCAATGGTTTCAATTGGTTCGACTCCCTGATTTTCCATACCTTCTGTTACTTTTGCTGTATTTGGTTGATGCAGTCTTCGCCATTTATATTTATCGCTTTCTTCCACATATTCTTGAAAATCTTTTGGGGGCATTGCATATTCCATCATTATTTGCATCCTATCTTTGAAATCTGGTGGTAGAACTTCGTCTGTTATGGTATCTTGAATACCTTTTACTAAATTTCCTTCCATTTCGTCAAATGCTCCATAAATCTGTTTTGATACTTTATCATTACCCATAAGTAATAAACTTATATTACTACTATAAAATATAATTATTTTTTGTTATTATTATATTTTACATACTATCATTTCATCATTTTGTCGGCAGAAGAATTATTCAACGAATCAACAAGTGCCTTTGTTTTAAAACTCGCTAAATCGGCGCTCGATGTTAAAAATGGCTCTTTTATGAAACTGAATTCCTTTGCTGATTCGTGTAAATCATTATCTATTATCTCAGATTCAACTTGATTTTTTGCGTTGATGGAATTTTCAAAAAAATTACCAAAATTTTCGGATGTCGCATAACACCTATTTTGTGTAGAATCATACAACATACCATCAGTACAACATTGTTCGCCTATACATGTTATACCAAACCCACCTAATCCACCGCCCGATTTTTTCTTTAGTTTGCCCTCCTTCATTAACTCGGCTGTTTTCCTATCATATGGAATCATGTCTTTATCAAAATCCTTATTATCTTTCCTGGATATTCTATACATTCTGTATATTATATTGACAAATCCTACAAATCCAATCGCAACCACAAAAAATAAACTTACATTACGATTCATAATTTCATATTTCGCCAAAAGCAAAAATGGTATCATAATTACGATTAATAATACTATGAATTTTAATATACTGGAATATTCCACCATTGTTTTGGTATTGTAATCGTTCATTTTTATTTGCCTTAATTTATCACGGTTTTCCTGGTCAAGTTGTTCATATACTTTCTCTGCGTTGGAACCCTTTGTATCATTTACCATATAGTCCATTAAAACATTACTTAATACGTTGTCTTTCTGTGAAATAAGTTCCAACATATAATTTCTCTCTTCTTCGTATTCAATCCTATCTGTAGTCGCCATTTCGTTATTTATTGACTGTCTTGTTTGACTAAATAATCTCAGCATATAGTCGTAGAAAGGACTGTTTAACTTTCCATCTCCTCCGTCCATGCCTTCTCTCATATGTTTATTATTACTATTACCAAATATATTATTCAAAACGCTGGTTATTTTACCACCTATTTGATCCATATTCGTAAAACCATCTGTTACGGACGCGTTTAATTCTCGTATAGCCACTATCTCTGCATCTATTTCTTCAATTAATGCCCTCAGTTTTTTTAGCAAATCTACATTAGAATGGTATTCGGTGCTGTAATCATCAGTATTTCCATCTAATAAGGAAGTCAACTCGCGCACGTCTTTTTTTAAGTTTTTTAAATTATCCATCGCAGTAGTGTCGGTTATATATTGGCTATCAGTTTCAACCGTCATGTCCTCTATATTTGTGATTCCTATAATTCCCATATCAGAACCGCCCGATGTAACCGAATTGGTCGTGTATCGCTCCGCCAGTTTAGAATAAACAGCGGGTAAATAATATGGAAACAAATCATTCCAACGACCATTTTGGTGAAGCTGTAAATAATTCTCTCCACCACAGCAATCATTCGGCTCACCACCATTCCAAGCACTTTTTAACGTCCAGGGTGTTCCATCTACCCATTTCCAAGTGTCGGAACCCTTGCCTCTGCCCCTGCGAATTCTTTTACCGCCAGCCCAAGCACTGCCTAAACGCTCCTCCCTTAATAGTGTGCTGATTTTATTATTTTCGCCCGAATCTGCAATAGACGCTAATGTAAAACCTTGTCTTTTCGCTTCGGATTCGTGCCATTCCCATCTCGCGTATGTTCTATTTACTTTAAATATCTTTTCCTCCGAGAATTTGCTCGGGTCAATTTCTACATCATTCCCTTTTATGATGTGTTTTCTATTAGAAGAAGTATAAAATATAATAGCATTTCCTAATGAACTTGCTGTTTGCGACGCAATTTTGTCTATCTTTACTACGAATTCAGTTGGCTCTAAAATAAATGGACCTACTTTGGTGCCACCAGTCCAATTATCCGGTAGGACTGGTCCATATTGTCTCGTTCCCGAATCGGACAACTCTAATGTTAAACTCATAACTCCATCGGACGAAGCCCAGCCTGTAATTTTTGAAATTTTTACATTAGGTGTTCTAAGCAGATTAGCATTTAGTATATCATCTATATCATTACTGTACTGATTTAATTGCTGTAATTTAATTGGCTCGTTTTGAATCAATCCTAGTAAAGTTGTTTGTTTTCTCTCCAGACTTTCTACCTGTCTAGTAAAAGTGCCCTTTGATTCTTCTAATAATTCAATCCTTTCCTCTGATGTATGAAATTCGGATAAAGAGTTCTCATGATTATCTATAGCCCTCATAATAGCAGTTAATACTACTCTGCGCTCTTCTAAAGACTCTAGACTAAGAATTGATATGCCTCCCCCCTCTTCTGGTTCTTCTAAATTTGACATAATTATAGTTATATTATATTATAATTATACTTTATAATTTATTTGGACTCTCTTATTAATATTAATAATGCGATAATACTTATTCCAGCAGTAATAGACCATATTGATAGTTGTAAATAGTGGGCTTCATTTGCTAATTTACTATCTACTATGCGTGCATCTACTGTTATTGCTCCTTTCTTTAGTTTATCTACATTATTATATTGTAAATTTGTAACATCTGTTTGACCTATAGGATCAACGTATAACTGTGTCTTTGCTTTTGCGGACATAATTATTAATATATAATACCAATTTATTAATAAATCATTCTAAACTTTAAAATAATAATGAATAAAAAATAACATCATCAATACTCCCATAAAATAGGTTATTACAATCTTGTCGGAAATTAAATCTGGTGCCATTTTGAAAATTACCAGAATAACAACCGACAATATCATTAAAATACATAATATCGTATATACTAAATACTTTCTATTATGAACCAGAGTATCATTTATTGTCCTACCCTCTATATTCAGAGTATCATCTCTCTGTTTCTTAAATTCTTTTAAGGCATCTACCTGTGAATACTCATTTCCTCCTAAATTTGTTTTATCTGTGTCGGATGTTGAATATGGACTTGTTACAAAATTGCTATATAAACTATTTTTATCTAACTCTAAATAATCAGCTACTTTCTCCAATTTACCATTTACAGTATCATATAATCCACGCAATTGACTACGGTCTGGCGATGCTGGGTTATCTGCTAAACCCGCTATTTCAGCATTAATTTGTATGTAATCTCCTTTGATATCATTCGCAGTATCTAATAGATAGTTGATGTGTTTGAAATTCTTTTTGTGGGCTTGGTAAAAAGTGCTTTCAATTTTACCTTCACCTACCGATGTATATGTTGGGGCATCTGGATTAGATGGGTCAGCTGATGGTAAAACCTTATTATTACAATTTACTTCTAAAAAGGTAGCCTCTGAATCTGCGTTCGCCTTTTTTTTATACAATTTACAAACATCATTATTCATCAGGTATAAATCACAGTTGCCTATATCGCATTTATATTTACAACTATTCGCAGAAATGCCTGCTTCAGAATCTACTTCCTCTAATGCTTCTACATTGATATTGTAGAAGTTTGATTTTTTTGGATGGCAAACATTTACAAAATTACTTCCAGCAGGCGACGTAGCTCCATTTGCTGGAGTTCCCGCACCCGAACTTGAACTGCCTGTCGCCGCATCAAGAGCCTCTACAGAGTCAAAACCAGGGCGATAAACTCCATCAGCACCTTCTAAATTCTCTCTAATATTAAATAATTCATCTCCCATATTCAAATATAATATCCCGATAGGAATTAATATTAATACTGATATTATCACCAATTTGCTACGTATATCATTTTTCATATCACCTTTCATATTATATATTTATAATATGAAAATATATTTTCCCAAATTTTTATAGCCTATATTTATCTAATTAACATACCCCACGAATATTTCGTATAATACATATATCAATGTTAAAAGCAAAGCATTGATTATATAATTGGGCTCTCTATTGATTACACTTCCCAGTAAAAATGCAATCAGCACCGCTAAGTAGATGTTAGAGATTATCACATCAATACTTTTCATTATTGTGTAATCTCTATTGATTTTTTTTTCATTTACTAAATCCTTCTCTTTATCTGGCATACTGTCGTTTATCTCATTTGTTTTGCTCGCTAATTTTGTTCCATTACTGGTTAAAGACCCTACATAGTCCATATTATCATTCACAGACTCAAATCCGTTTCCTAATAAATTATAATTACTATTATTCGTTAAATTTTGGTAGTTTTCTTTCATTAAATTAGACTGAATAGCATCTACATTTAATACATCGGTTGTAAATTTTGTTGGCTTTTTTTTTAATGGAGTATCTATATTACTATTTTTTGACTCTAATCTATCTAACACTAAAGACATTTCTTATTTATTATTTATAAATATTTTTATTTATTTTTTACAGTTTCTAAATAATTTATATTAGTTTTCTTCTGTAAGCATAAATTACAAAAATTAATACAAAAAACAACAAGATATTTTCCGATAGTTTCAAATTTTTCATAAATTCAGAGTCGCTTAATTTTCCGTTATTAGCACCATCAAAACCAATCAAACTTTTTAATTCCTTTTTCTTACTGTCTATATCTCTCTGTAATTTTTCTAAATATAATGTATCATATTCTGTTAGAACCGACATATTCGATAAATCGGTAGTGATAGTGTCTAACGAACTGAAATAACGCTGGTAATGTTGCTGTAATGCTATTATTGACCCATCTAAATTCGCCATATGAACCGATGATCTTTCGCATACTGCTTTTTTAAACATAAGTTTGAATATATCTAAAACGCCATCTGTTTGTTGGATTATACTATTGTAATCGCCTGTGTAATGCTCCAGTGATTTTGTTCCACGTAATTTTTCGTTTACATCACTATTACCTATTAACGATGTCTTATATATTACATATCTCCCAGATTTTGAAAAAGTGTCTTTTATATTATCTTGGTCTATTGAAAAACAATTCGGTATATCATTCATGTTTGTTCTCTGCTTTGTGCTGTCAAACTCTATTGCTGTCGCCGTTTCGGTATTGCTAAATATTGAACTGCTTCCAAATAAATCAGTTATTAAATCATTAAATGGTCTCAATAAATTCGCTATATTACCGTTTGTGTATTTTTTATCTACTTTTGGTATTAAGCAATCATATTTTACACTTTTAGTATCAGCATCTACTGACGCATTACCTACTAAAAAAAGGCTTTTATTTCCCGCTAATGCTTTTTTTTTACAGTCATCTACATTACTCTTAGATGGCGAATTTTTTCCTATAGAAAAAGTTTCAGTATCAAAATTTTCCCCTATAAATGTGTTTAACACCGATTCATTATTTAATTCATCTTTTGGTTCATAACATTTATTATCTGTATTAAAATATGAAAAATCTGTTATTTCCATTACTATATAATATTAATATTTAATTAATATTATTTTTACATTATACATTTTACATTTTAAATCTTGCAAATTCTGTAAAAATCAGTTTCAATAGCAGTCCTACTCGTTCGCAGACAATGAATTACATCTCCTGGTCTAAATCCCAGCACTAATGATACTGGACTGAAATATGAAATGTCTGGAATCTGTTTATCATGTAGAATATTGTATTTCACTTTGAACGCCGCTGTCTCTACATCATTTAGTTTCGTGAATTTTGGCTGTAGTTCGTGCTTTAATACGTTATATTGTAGTCGTTTGATATTAATTA